ATGGCTGGCCTGTCGGACACCAAGGTTCGCGGGGCGAAGGGGACGGGCAAGCCTTACAAGCTGAGCGATGGGCAGCAGCTTTATCTGCATGTTTCGGCCAGTGGCTGGCGGTCCTGGCGGATGAACTACCAGTTCGGGCGCAATGCCCATGGCAAGCCCGCGCAAAAGACCCTGACGATCGGCCCTTATCCGGCCATCTCGCTCAAGGCTGCGCGCGAGGCGCGCGATGTGGCCAAGGAAATGCTGGCCCATGGTCTTGAGCCCAAGCCGCAGGATCTGTTCAGTCGGGGCAAACCTGCCGAAGACACCCGGCCCACGTTCGAGCGCGCAGCGCGCGAATGGTTTGATCTGCAAACCCGTCGCTGGTCGAAGGTTCATGCTGCCGATGTGCTTGCGAGTCTGGAGGCCGACGTCTTTCCTGCGATCGGCGGGAGAGCTATTGCCGATGTGACGGCGCCCGATGTCTTTTCGCTGCTCAAGGTCGTTGCTGATCGCGGAGCTATCGAGCGCGCGCATCGGTTGCGCCAGCGAATCAGCGCAATTTTCGTCTATGGCATCGCTTTGAGCATGGTGACGGTTGATCCGGCGCAGAACCTTGCCCTCGCGATCCCGCCCAAGCCCCGGTCCAGGCCACAGCCCGCGCTGACGGAACTGCCCAAGCTGCGGCAGTTGCTGGTCGATTGCGAGGCCGAGCGGTGCCGGGCGCCCACGAAATTTGCGCTGCGCCTTCTGGCACTGACCGCCGTCAGGCCCAACGAGATCCATGGCGCGCGGTGGGAAGAATTCGAGGATCTGGATGGACCTGAGCCGCTCTGGCGCATTCCGGCTTGGCGGATGAAGGGCGACCTTGATCGCAAGGCCGACCCCGATGGCGACCATCTGGTGCCGCTGGCACCACAGGCCGTGGCCATCGTGAAGGCGACAGCGGCGATCAACGGGGAATTTCCGCTGCTGTTTCCGACGGATCGGAACTTTACCAAGCCGATGAGCGAGAACACGCTGCGGGCATTGCTGATCCGTGCGGGGTATTTTCAGCGCCATGTGCCGCACGGGTTTCGCGCGGCTTTTTCTACCATCATGAACGGGCGGTGCGAGCGCGCGTGGCGCGCTGCCGGGCATCATGGGCTTTCGCCCGACCGGGCAATCATCGACCTGATGCTGGCGCATGTGCCGACCAACAAGGTCGAGAGCGCCTATAACCGGGCCGCCTATATGGAACGGCGTCGGGAACTGGCCTGCGAATGGGCGGATCTGTTGACGGCAGATATGTGGCCGCCCGAAATGCATCTCGGGCGGCCCATGCGGTGGGCAGCCACCGGGCCGGGCCGCCCGCGCGGCTAGAGTTTCTGGGCGATCCAGTCCGCCACCTGCGATTGCAACCAGCGGGTGCATTTGTAGCCCAGTTTGATCGGCGCGGGGAATTCTCCTCGCGCCACCTTGGCATGAATGTAGGATCGGGACAGGGAGGTCATGTGCATGACTTCCTGAATGCGGAGCAGTCGCTCTGGCGCGGGTGGGGTTTCGTGGCTCATAGGGCGCACCTTTCGGGGCGATGATGCGGGACGGGGCGGCATGTCCGGCGCAGGCCGAGATCGATCTGGCAGCGGCGGATGGCAGTGGCGAGGAGGGAGTGATTTCGGCCATGCTGCCATGCGCAGGCGGCAACCCACTGGACATAGCCCATGCGGATCATATCGAGCGCTGCGCTTTCGTTGGCTTGCGGGTCGCGACCTGTCGGAGAGCAGGCGGTGAGGGCCAGGGCAAGGAAAAGGACCCGGATCATTCGGTAGGCCCCTCTGCCGCCAATATGCAGTCAAAGAAATAGCGGACGGGGAAGGTTCCCTCATCACGGGCGCGCATGAAGTCTCGCCCGTTGTGGCAGCGTCTGCCCAGCGTATCGACACAGATCGGGGAGAGATCCATTCCAATGCTGTCGCTGGCGACAGTCAGGCGTCTGGACGCAGAATTCACCCAATCGTTGAAGTCACAGAATTCACCTTCCCAGTTCGGAACGAGCGAACAGGGAGTGGCCGGGCGCGTCCAGCATTTCCGCACATCGATATTGCGGTCTGTCATGCAGCATCTCCCATTTTTGGGGTGCGGCCCATGTCGGCATCGGAAATTCGGTCTGCCCATTGGGAAGCCGTCTCTAGCAGGCCGTCGATCGTCTCGTTGAAGAGGATGGTTGTATGGTAATGTCCCCACGAGAACGATGCAGATCCGTGTCCAGTGGGTGTCAGCACCGGCGTTGCTGCAACGGCGATGAAGCCAAACATGCGTCGATTGAACGCATTGCAGCAGAGTTCTTCGTATGCCTCGAGGAAATCAGGCGACAGGCCCTCAAAGAGGCGACCTCGCTGATCTTCGTCATAACTTGCGGCGAGCGATTGAAGCTCTTCAGGCAAGGCGCTGTGAACTCCCAAAGCATCTGCCAGACTTTCGGGTGGGTTGTAGACGGGGAAGGGCCAGATTCCCTCGAAGCGCACATTGGCGTCGAACATGAGGTCGCACAGATGTTCCATGGTCATTCCACACCACCAATCTGTGTGAAATGGACCTGGGCGGCAGAATAGTGGGCGAAGCCCATTTCTCGGGCAACGGCATCAAGGGCAGAGATGTGCTTGCAGCCAGTTTCGCGTTTCATGCGCTTGGCGCGGCTCTTGAGGCCTTTCAGAGTGGTTGGGGTATGGTGTCTTTCGTGCATTTGTGGGGCTTCTCTTTCATTGTGGGTAAGGGGTGCTTTCACCAGGGCAGGCATCCTTCGAGCGGGCAGCGGGCGAAGCCTGCGATGACGCGATCGAGCATGTGCCAGGCGAAACCGAAGCAGAGGGCAAAGGCGGCGACTTTGGCGCGGTCGGCGAAGGCCATGGAAAGTCTCCGGTCAGCGGGAAAGGGAGGCTGGCGTGGCGGCGATGAGCTGGCGCCAGAGGAAGGTCTGGGCACGGGCGGCGCGAGTGCGGCGGCCCGGTTCGAGGTGCCAGGCCATGGCGATCACCCATTCGGCCTGCGCGGCCAGATTCATGGAGAGGCCGCCGTCTTCCATCGCGATCTCGGCGATTGTGGCGATGCTGGTGTCGAGGGCGGCGGTGATCGCGGGCAGCATGGCGTGATCGGCGGGCGCGCCCGTGCCGGTGGCCATCCAGCGCCATTCGGCGGCCAGCGCCTCGAACACCGCGATCTGCGCGGCGGCATCCCCTGCCTCCATGCGGCCAGCGGCGATCAGCTGGGGGAACCGCTTGCGGCGGGCTTCGAGCATACGCTCGGCCATGGCGCGGATGGCGGCATAGTCGGCGGCGGCGACGGGCGGCTCGGGGCTTTCGATGCCGTGCCAGACGCGGCGGGGTTCCTTGGCCGGGGCAGGGGTGGGGGCAAGGGCGGGCGCGGTCATATGATCCGCTCCGCCTTGGCGGGCTGCTCAAAGACCCAGCAGACCAGAACTTTGCCGTCTGGGCGGTTCACGTTCTTGGTGGCGACCCAGCGGTGGGACTGGCTGCCGCGCAGCACTTTCTTGAGGATGTCCATGTTGGGCAGGCGCAGGCCTGCCTGATGGCAGCGGGCCTCGAACAGGGGCAGGTTGATCGCGATCAGCCGGTCGCGGTCGCGATGTTGGTTGATGCTCTTGCCTTCGGTGTGGGCGGTGGAATCCTCGCGGCTGATGAGGAAGTCCACCTTTTCCCAAAATTCGGCCACGAGCGGATGATCACCGCCGCAGCTTTGCTGCCGGTCGAGCGCCATCTGGTCGATGAAGGCAACGGCCTCATCGATCCATTCCTGGCGGCAGTTGGGAAATATCCGGGCCAGCCCTTCGACAGCGGCGGCAAGCTGGCTGTGGCACTTGATCGGGCGGGTATTGTGGAGGCCCGGAACACGCCGGGGCATGTCGGTATCGTGATGGTCGAAGCGTTCGAAGAAGTAGGGCAGGAACCGGCCTTCGTTGCGCACGACATGAACGATGGTGCCCGAGGCCCGCTCGATCGGCCAGCGTTCGAGGCGGACGGCAGCCAGCTTCGTCGCATCGCTCCATCGGCTCTTGTCGACCTTCATCGACATCAGGCGTTCCAGAACGGCGGGGATCGCGTCGATCCGCTCGTTCTGCATCAGGTAGATCGTGCCCAGAAATGGCGGTTCGTGGGTCTCGTAGCCGTCTGACTTCTGGCCGGTGCCGCGCGGGTTGCGTCCGTTGTAGAGCACCAGCAGTTCGTTGTAGTCGTACTGGCGCTGGCCCGAGCGCTTGTCATCGTCGCCGCGCTTGCCCTCGATCAGGCCGACCGGCAGGTTGGATACCTTCATGAACGTGCGGGCGAGGAAAACCACGGTGCCCTTGTTGGGATCGTTGCCTTCGTGATCGGGCCGCCCGAGGGTCTTCCAGAGGAATTCCACCATGGTCGACTTGCCAGCGCCCGGATCGCCGGTGATTTCGAGGAAGCCGATCGACTTGTGGCGTTCGCGGATCTGGACCGCGAACAGCGACATGACGAAGAAGCCCAGGGCAACCAGTCCCTTAGGGCCATAGGCAGTCCACAGATCGGGCAGCCAGTCGAAGTCGATCTGGTCGGGGTCGTAGGTGATGTCGAGCAGGCGGTCGGGGCTTTTGAGCTTCACCGCGTCGCGGCCAAGGTCGAAATAGCTTTCCTCGTTAATTTTGATCAGCTTGCCGTCGCGCACGGCTATGTCGCCCAGCACCCAGGCACGATGGTCGCGCGAATAGCCGGTGAACTTGATCGGCTCGACGACCTTGAGGTTGCGGGTCTGGTTGCGGATGATGCGGTCGAATTGCTCGCTGGTTCCGCTCCACGATGCGGCCCAGGTCATGAGCCGCTTCTTGAACTCGCCGCTGTTCGCACATGCTGCGGAAGAGAAGCGGCCCTTTGTGGATTTCCGATTGTAGGGGAAGTCTATTTGCAGGAAATAGGCCGCCTCGCTGGCGACCTCATCAAACTCGCGATAGAGCAGGCGGAACGCGCAGTTGGCGATTTCCTCGACCACGATGCGGCGCTTTTCGCTCTCTTCGTCGAAGCTGACCTTGCACGACCACAGGCGGTTCTTGTGGCGGAACTCGAACGAGGAGACGGCCATCTTGTGGTCGGCCATCAGCCGGGCCTTGTCGCGCGCGGTTTCGGCGATGGTGATGGCGCCGTTGTAGCGGTACTGGTCGAAGGCCCAGTCGGAGAGCGGGGCCTTGTCCGGGTCTCCGGCCCAGTCGAGGTGGTCCTTGAGAAGGTCGTTCCAGTCCTTCTTGGTGCCCTCGCCATCGGGGCGGACCTGCATGGCGCTGGCGTCCCAGCCTTCGGTGATGGCGCGCTTCACATATTTGGTGGTCGCTTCCACGCCCGCGCGGCCCACGTCGAAGGCGAAGACCAGGCGCGGGCGGACGGTGCGGCCAATGCGCTCCAGCTCGGCGCGCAGCGCGGCGAGGAAGTGTTCGGGCCAGTTGTTGGTGGACATGGCCGAGACCGCCACCTTGCGCACCTGACACAGGGCGACGGCGTCGAAGATGCCTTCGGCGATCAGGATTTCGTCGGCCTTGGCGATGTCTTCCATCGTCAGGCGGGGCGGTATCCAGCAATGGCCCTTGTAGGTTCCGCCCTTGCGGAAATGGGCCTTCTTTTCAAAGCGACCGGGCCGGTCGATCAGGCGTTCCCAATGGGTATCGCCGATCTGGAAACGCACCGTGGCCGAGGTGTGCCCGGTCTTGTGGTCGCGGTAGAGTTCCTGGGTATAGGCCCCGCGCAGCAGGCGCAGGTCGAGGCAGCGCTCGTGGAGCAGATAGGCGTCTGCCGTGGCGGTGGGGTTGGCTTCGGTCTCGGGGAAACGCTTCGACCAGTCCTCGAACAGGTCGGGCAGCAGGTCGCGCACCGATTCTTCCCAGCCACAGCGGTCCTGTCGGCCACAGCGCACGATCTTGGGGTCTTTGGCCGCGCAGAACGCCTCGCGCTTGCCGCAGGCCGGGCAGATGCCCTCCTGCAACCATGCGCCCTTGGTTTTCCTGAACTGGAACCGGGCTTGCAGGCCCTTGAGGATTTCGGCTTCGAGGTTCACGCGGCGCTGCCCTCGATCAGGCGCGCGGCGCGCAGCACGAGGGCGCGTCCGGCGTGGGTGAGGGCAAAGCGCGCGCTCGACCGGCAGATGGCCTCGCCGGTCAGGGTTTGCAGGCAGCGTTTCCACGCCGCGTCGATGTAGGTGACAAGGCCTTCGCCCGCCCCGAAGGGCACGCCTTCGATGGCGCGATAGGCGCCCGGCGCAAAGGCGCGGCGCGGCGCAAACCCGGCGACCGAGGCGAGGAACCGCCGCTCGGCTGGGGTGAGCCAGGGCGCGGCAAGGCTCAGGGCGTGGTCAAACGAAAGCCTGCCCGGTGCGGGCAGGGGGGAAAGGCTGGTGGCGCTCGGTGCGCTGGGCATACGTGTCCCCTCCGGCCAGAACATGGCCGTTTGAAAATGGGCAGGGTGTGGGTGGTGGGCGCGGGCCGGGCGTCAGCCCGAGAACATGCTCAACTGGCTGTCGTCGCGCGCCTTTTCGGGCGGCAGGACATGGGGGATCTGCTCGCGCGGGCAGACTTTCAGGTTGAGGTCGGGCCGGTCGATCAGGCCGGGGTTGAAGCTGTGAACGAAGCTCAGTTCCATCAGGAACGTGTGGCCACAGCCGGTATTGGTGCAATGCGCGTTCATGTGCTTGACCGTGGCGGTGATCCGCTCGGACGAACGGATGAAGGCCGGGGCATCACACTTGGGGCACAGCAGGAAGGCGCGGCTGGCCTGTGTGCCGCCGTTGCGCATGCGGAATTCGAGGGGCGCATGGACCAGAGGCCGCGCGCGCAGATGGCCTTCGCCGCTCATTGGGTTCCTCCGGTCTTTTCGTCGAGGCCGATGGTGGCGATGCTGGTGGTCAGGGTGTCGATGGCTTCCTGCACTTCCTTGCGGGCCTCGCGGCGCATAGCAGGGTTGCCGGGCTGGCTGCTGACCTTGATCAGCGCGGCAACGGCCTCGCCGGTTTCCTTGGCGGCGCCCGCGGCGATTTCGGCAAGGCACCGGGCCTTGGCCTCGCGCCCGGCGATTTCGAGGCGCAGCGCCATCAGGCGGTGGAACGGCGCATGGTCGCCGCCGTGGTCCATGAAGGCGCGGTCGAGTCGCTCGGCATCGAGCATGCGGATTTCTGTCTCGCAATCATGATCCGACCAGAGCCGCACGGCCCGCTCGGAAACACCGCAGATCGCGCCACAGCGATCCCACCCGATGGCCGCCGCCACGCGGGTCAGCGTGAGCTGATAGGACAAGGGTTCGCGCCGCTTGGTCATGCCGCCGCCCCCCGCTTCGCGCGCTGGCGCTGATTGAAGAGGACTGCCGCTTGGTAGCGATCTACCCGTTGATCGGCGCCATGCCAGCGCGGGCCGGGCGCAAGATCAACCGGATAGAGATCGGGACGCAGATGATGCCGGGGAACACCGGTGAGTTGCTCGGCCAGCAAGACATGCTCTGCCGGCAACTGCCTGGACTGGTTCAACCACCTCCAAATTGTGGGTTGGGACACGCTGAAATGCTCAGCCATGGCTTCCTGGGTCGGGAAGAAATCCGCGACCATCATCAGGGCTTCGTATCGGGTGGGCGTCGTCATACGCTCACGTATATGTGTGAACGTATATTAGTCAACGGGAAAGTTGGATGAACTCTTATTCGCTTCCGTATAATCGAGTCTTCATGTGGGAAATCGTGCCGGAAAACCTGATCGCAGCAATGCAACGTGCGGGCATGAACCAGTCCCAACTGGCGAATGCGGTGGGGGTGAAGCAGCCATCCATCGGGCGCCTGATCAGTGGCGAGACCAAAACGACCAGGGCGCTGGACCTGATCGCGTCCGCGCTGGGAACGACGCCCGCCTATCTGAAGGGCGAAACGAGTGATCCGCAGGGCGGCGCTCCAGCGGAAATGCCGCTGCCGCGTCTAATCGTGCAGGCTAATCCTGACGCAGTGGAGATCGCGGAGTTCAACGTAGCCTATGGGCTTGGTGCCACATACATCCACGACGATCCCGCGCATCAGACCATGCGAACGTTCTCGCGGACATGGGTGCGCCAGTTCACGAGCGCGCCTATCGACCAGCTATTCTGGGCGACCAGCAGCGGCACGTCGATGATGCCAGCGATCCTCGATAGCGACATCCTGCTGATCGACACCACGCAGAAAAGCCCCAAAATGTGGGACCAGTTCTGGGCCATTGAAATGCACGGCCTAGGCATGATCAAGTCCTTGCGCCCGTCCAAGGATGGCGGAGTGCGGCTTGTCTCGGTCAATCCCGATTTCCGTGATGAGATCGCCTACGACGGCGAAATGAACGTGATCGGTCGAGTTGTGGCTATAGTTCGTAAGGTTTGAGGGCCCTTTCGAGATTGGGCCCTCAGTAAATCTGGACTGCGCCAGATTTATTTTTGTTCTGTCTTTTTTTGCTCTGATTTAAAAAAGCTATAAGCCATGGCACAAATGCCAACGGATATGCCTACCGCGACAATGATGCCCTCAAGTGGGCTCTCTGTCTCCAAAAGTCCCCAAGGCGTTGGGGCTTTTATGCCTGATATGCCAGAGGTCTCTATTAAAGAAAGAAAATCGTCGCCCATGATTCTTCCCTTGTACCTGTAAACGGAACTAAATTTTGCATAGAAGTGTATGATGGGCAATGCTAAATCTGGCGTTGGTGAGGGTGCGAGAGACTCAATCTGCTAATCTACGAGAAGCGCTCTGTCCCCTGTGCACATGGCCAAGTGTGCGTGGCTGTAACGTCAGCCTGCGCCCAAACCCATTGAAACACCGGCTGCTATTGCACTTTTTGCGGTCTCTTTGGCCAACGCCACGGACCCATCCTTCGCAAACCTGACCAACCTCTCGCCGATGGTCTCGCCGGGCTTGATCGAAGTGGGTGTCGCCTTCAACACGGATAGCCCCATTGGGGTCAGCACTGCGCTATTCAGGCCTAGCTGGTTGGTTGAGGTGCAGCGGATGTAACCAGTTTCCGAGAGCCACTCCAGCGTGGCCCTGGCGATCTCGAAGCGCATCGAAGGATTGCCATTTTCGTCAACAATGAAACCGAATTCATTCACGGAATCGACACCGGCGAGGATTCTTGCATCCACTCCAATTTTGCGCGGGAAACTTTCATAGAGCTTCGCAAGCGCTGCTGCCGTGAACTCGTCGAACAGTTCGATATTTGACATGGCCATGGTTTGGTACTCCCGCCCAGGAAGGTCAATCGGTTAGCGGCTTTGCAATTCGATCCGCTGTTTCAGGCCATTTGCCCCCATGGCCGTTTCCACGCTTTCGACCAGCCACGAGGCGGCATCGATGGCGGTGGTCCAGCCTGCGAGGGTGATGGGGGCGTTGGGCTGCAATTGCATGTTGGCCATGGCCAGTTCGTAGGTGAAGGTCCGCTTGCTGCGCGCGCGCCGGGCGGCTTCGGCGGTGGCGGCCTGTTGGGCCTCGGCCTGGCTGGCATAAGTGCGTTTCAGGCGTTTGCGGTTGGTGCCGCCGGTCTTGTGGGTGCGGCGCTGGCCGGTGGCGGGGTCGTGCCACTGGGCTTCGGCGCCGTCGTACTGGGTGCGGTCGGCCTGTCGGCACGACCATGACCAGCCATCCTGCCGGGTGAGGGTGATGGCGGGCAAGGGGGCGCCGCTGGCGGTGGTGGGGCTACCGATGGGCATGAACAGCAATTGGCGGTTCTTCCATGTGGCCAGCGCGTCGAACCGGGCGCCCAGATCCTGAACCAGCGCGTGGTCGCTCTTGTTGTGCTGTTCGAGGATGGCGATGGGCTTGCCCGCCAGATCGGGGTGGACTTGCGCGGCAAGGCCCCCGCGCGCGGCGATCGCGCTCAGTACGGCGCCCAGCGTGGTGTTCTTCCACACTTTCACCCGGCGCTGGCGGGCCGGGCCGGTGAAATCGGCGGAGCGGGCGCGGATCTGGATGATGTCGGGCGGCCCGCGTTCTTCCACTTCGTCGACCCGGAATGCGCCCTTGTCGACCAGACCGAGGACCACGTCCTCGCCGCTTTCCCAGCCCAGCGCGAGGTGGAGCGTGCGCCCGGTGGCAGGCGCGACGAGCTGGCCGTCGTGGTTGTGGAGGGTCAGCGAAAGTTCGTCGGCCTCGCCCCCGCGCTTTTCGACCAGCGTGAGTTCGAGCAGGCGCGGATCGATCCGGTCGGCCAGATCGGTGCCATCGTCGAGGGTGAGGCGCAGGCCCGCCTTGTTCGCCGCCACGGGATCAGTCCTTGCGCTTGAGGGTGACGGTGAAATCGATCCGGCGGGGCACGCCGCCCGCCATCACCGTCTGGTGGGTCAGATCGAGACCGACGATCACGTAATAGCCCCAGACTTCGCCCAGCCCGTTCATCAGCGCCCAGGCATCGCCCGTGTCGCCCATGCTGGCGAGGGTATCGAGCGCGCTGTAGCGGCCCGCGATCTCGGGAATGCAGGCCCCCGCGATGGTCACATCGTCGTCGCCCGGCCCGATGAACTGAACCGCCGGGCGCGCGCCGAAGCGGTCGCTGGCCTCGTGGCGCCATGTGATCCGTCGTTGCAGATCGGAATAGGCCAGCGTGTCCATGCCAAAGACAAACATGCCCAGCGTGAGCAGTTGCGAGGGAGTGGGCGCGGTGGCCATCACCGGCCCCCCGCATCATAGCGCGACCGCTGGCGAACGCCCTGCGCCGCCTCCAGCTCGCGCCGCACCTCGCGTGCGAGGGCCTTGGTATCCATGCCCGGCGCGGCGTGGACGTGGATGGTGATCGGGGCAGGGGCGGATGGACCCTGCCGGTTGGCCGTGCCCGGCGTGGCCAGCGCGGGCGACAGCGACAGCGCCCCGGCAGCGGCCACCCCGGTCGCCATGCGCCGCGCGGCGCGTGTGGCGTTCTGGCCCTGACCGTCGATGCCCAGGGCAAAACCATTGGCAACATGGCCGCCCATTTCCATCATCAGGCGCGAGGGGCTTTTGATGCCGAAGAAGGCCTTGAAAGCCTCGATCCCATTGCGCGCCACGGCCAGCAGGCGATTGCGCAGGCCGAACGGGTCGATCATCGCCAGCAGGCCCTGCATCATCATGCCGCCGATATTGCTGAGCCATGCGGGCGCCGCAGCAAGCGTGGACTTCACCCATTCCCACCCGGCACCGAACGCGGCCTTGATCCTGTCCCAGTTCGTATAGACCAGATAGGCCAGCACGCCGATGGCCGCGCCGATGGCGACAATGGCCAGAACCATCGGGTTGGCCAGCATCATCAACCCCGCGCGCAGGAAGTTCCACCCCATGGCCATGGCTGCCCGGCCAGCCTGAAGCAGTGCCCCGCCAAAGGCGACCACTTGCCCCACGGCCCAGCGCGCGGCCATGGCCGCCCCTTGCGCCGCCGCAACGGTGAAGCGCGCCCCGGCGATGATTGCGGCTTTTCCCGCATTGGCCAGACCAAGGCCCATGCGGCCCAGATCACCGATCAGCGCCTTGAACCCCAGAAAGGCCCCGGACCCGATAGATTGCCCGATAGGCGCCAGCACGCGCCAAAACGTGAGCGCATGGGAGCGGGCAACGGAAAAGCCGGTCGAAAGGCGGGCGAGGACACTGGCCGTCTGGCCCAGCGCCTGCGCGCGGCCAAACCAGCCCCACAAGGTGGCGACCGGGCCAAGGATGCTGCCAAAGGCGAACTGGAGCGCGCCAAGGCCGACCCGCGCGACGACGATCCCGCCTGCCAGCGAGGCCAGCGAACTGGCCAGTCTGGGGTTGGCATCGGCCCACTGGCCCGCGCGGTCCATCATGGTGGTGACCGTGGCGAGGAAGGGCTGGAACTGGGGCAACAGGCGGGTGCCCACCACGATGGCCATGCGCTGAAGCTGGCCGGTGAAATCCTGCCACCGAACGGCGGCGTCGCGCGCCTCGCGCTGGCCGAAGGCGGCGTCGATCGTACCCGCGCTCTGGTTCTGGATCGCGCCGCGCATCTGCCGGTACTTGTCCATGTTCTGCATCAGCGCGAGCAGGCCCATCTGCGCCTGCTGATCCTCGACCACCCAGCCCAGCTTCTTCATGTCGCCGCCGGTCGCCTGTTGCGCGGCGGTGGCAAAGGCCTCCATCGTGGTCATGCCCTGGGCCTGAAATTTCTTCATGGCGGCGGGCAGGTCGACCCCGAACTTCTTGGCGAAAGCGTTGATCACGGTGGGCGAATTGATCTTGCCCAGCAGGTTGGCGATGTTGTTGGCGGCCTCGTCGGCGCTGCCGGCTGTGTTCATCGCGACTTCGAGGGCGGCGGTCAGATCGGCGACGGCGGGCGTGCCTACATCGCCCAGCGCCTGAAGGCGGGCGGTGAGCGCGGGGAAATTGCGCGCCATGTCGGCCACCTCGAAGCTGCCGACCTTGCTGCCCGCCGCCATCATGTTGAGCGCGGTGGTAGTCTGGGCCAGCGGCACCTTGAGGTTGTTGAAGTTGGCAAAGGCCGCCGCGCTGCCATCGGCCAGATCGACCTTGAAGGCGGTGCCCAGGCGGCTGATCGGGCCGATCATCGCGAGGGCCTGGCGCGGGTCCATGCCAAAGCCCGACAGGCGATCGACGCCCGCGCGCATGTCCTCGGGCAACTGGTGGGCGGCGCGGGCGAGCTGCATGAGGCTGGCGGCCATGCGGTCGGTCTCGGCATTGGTCAGCTCGGCCTTTTGCTGGATGTCGACCATGCCGCTGCTGAAATCCATCGCCGCCTTACCGGCCAGCACGAGCGGGGCGGCCATCGCCACCCCGCCCAGCATGTTGTCCTGTCCGCGCGTGCGCAGGGCCTCGCTGCGGCGGGCCATGGCGCGGACATCGGCGTTGACGGCGGCCAGACGCTTTTGCCGCGCAAGCTGGGTGTTCACGTCGGCCAGCGACTGGGCCAGCTCGCGTTCGCGGGCGATCGCTTCCTCGACATTGCCGGTGCCTTTTTCGATGGCCTTGCGGGTGGCGTTGAGCTGGTTTTCGTATTTGCGCTGCTCGCCGCTGAGCGCCTTGATCGAGGTGCCGCCCTGACGGCTGAGGCCGATGATATTGCGCAGCGCACCCGACATCTTGTCGACGCCGATGAAATTGACCAGCAGGGCCAGCTTGTTGGTGCTCATGATGCCTTTTCCGGGGTGCCCCACATGCGGTTCCAGCGGGCCAGGGCCAGGCCGTGCCAGGCGATCAGGTCGGCCAGATCGAGCGCCTCGATCTCGGCCAGCGACCAGTGAAAGATGGCGGCCAGATCGGCCATCATGTCTTCGGCGCGAATTCCTCGATCATGGCGGTCATCATCTTGCGCTCCGAAGATGACATGAAAAAACCGCGTACCACTCCGCCGATCTCGGCCAGATCATCGGCCCCCAGATTGTCGACCTCGGGGGCGGTCAGCGGCGGGTTGGAAATGCGCGGGATCAGGGTGAGCAGGGCGACGATGTCGGTGCGCATCAGGTCTTGCAGCGCCAGCCCGCGCAAGGCGCGGCCCTTGGGCTTGGTCAGATCGATTGCGGTGATGACCTGCTCGCCGCGCCGGATCGGCTCGGCCAGCGAGATGGTGACGGTGTCGGCGAGGGTGTCGGGGGAGGCTTCGGCCATCTGCGGGGCTCCTGAACGCGGGGCAGGAACGACCGGGGGCAGGCTGGACATGGAAAACCCGCCCCCGGTCACCATGACCGGCGCCCCGCAACAGGACCGGCGATGGATTTGCGATGGGGCGGGTGTGGCGTTTCGCGCGCGCGGGGGACAGGGCCGGGGCGGGTAGAGCGTGGGTCTACAACGGGAGCAGGGCGACCATGAGGTATCCCTTGGGGGCGTGGGACTGTGAAATCAAGGTTCTGGTGTATGACTGGAAAGTGTATTTTTTTCAGACAATTTTGCTTCTGTCTCGCATTCTTCAAATGATTTTTGCTTCTGCACGCATGATGTCATTGCTTTTCGACCTTGGAGGCGTGCGTAATCAGATATTGCCATTTTTTTGTCGATTTGGAACGTGGATTTCACAAGTGTTTGTAGCGGAATTATTGAAGCAGTTATTAGTAATCCAATAAAAATTGAAATAAGTATTAAATTAAATGGCGAATAATTTGTTTTAATTTTTTCTGGAATCCAATCAACAAGTGGTTTTGCTAAATAAATTCCAGCGGCAAAACTCATTGCAATTGTTATTGCAAGTGAAAATTTTTCATTAATAACTGAGTATGATACACTTACTAGGGCTGTTAGAAATGACATTTCTAGAAATCGAAAAGTTCGATCTATTGTGGCGGGTACGTCTATTGGTTTAATATTTTTTGTTAAATCCTTAATTTTTTGCAAGTTCATCTGTGAAAATTTTGACACTGCAAAACCCCACTCTCGTTGTAAAACGAGTTATTTTTATCCTGTTTTGTATTGCTTTCAATAAAGTGGGGTCGCTTGCAGCCGAAAAAAGTCGGATCACCCGGTCAGAATGGCCATGATCTCGGCATAGCGATCGACGCCGCCGACGCGGAACAGGCCCGAGAGCATGTCGATCTCGACCTCATCGACCCCGTCGACAACACGGCGGTAGTAGGAGAGCGGCAGGGTGTACTTGTGCTCGGTATCGTCGCCCGCCTTGGACTTGCCCAGGTCGATCTCGGTGAAGCGACCGCCCAGATAGATCTCGACCGACTGGGGCGGGCTGCCGTCGTCGGCCTGATAGGCACCGACCAGACGCAAGGGCACGCCTGCCACGTCGGTCGTGCCGAAGGTGCGGATCAGCGTGGCGGTGTGGCCGCCCATGGTGAGGGTGGCCTCCATCGCTTCGAGGCCTTTGTCGATCTTGATCGGGCCGGGCATCCCGCCCCCGCGCCAGTCGTCGGTGGCGATCGACAGCTTGGGTTCCTCGAATTCGGCGATCACGCCCAGAAAGCTGGTGTTGGCGCCATAGGCGTTGATGTCTTTGAGTTTGCTGGGAAGGCCCATGGCCGGTTCCTTTCAGAAGGGATGCTGGTGGGGATGGGCCGGGGTCAGCCGGTCACGCTCTGGGCAAAGCCCGAGTAGTAGGTGTCGGTGATCACCAGATTGACCTGCGGGTTTTCCATCGGCGCGCAGGGGGTGAACTGGAGGCGGAAATTGGGCCGCCCGGCGGCCAGTTCGCCCGAGGTGTTGGCATCGGCATCGAAGAAGGCCTGCGCGCCCATGATCCAGCCTCGCAGGGTGTATTTGCGGAACTGCGCGTTGACCGTTTCGAGCAGATCCTTGACCAGGCCCACGGTCATGGGCTGGTCGAAGAACGGCGAGAACGTCGCCGCGATCACGTCCTGCAAGGCATAGCTGGTGCGCGTGGCGCTCTCGAAGGTGAACTGGGTCTGGTCGTCGCCCGCGCAAGTGCGGTTGCCCCAGAAGCGATAGCCTGCGGTGGTGCGGATGATCGTGGTGATGTCGGCGTCGTTGAGCAGGCCCGCGTCGGTGTCGTTGTCGAGCAGATCATAGTGAACGTCCTGCGTGACGGTGGTGATGCCCGGCACGGTCACGTTGCTGATCGTCTTGTGCCAGCCCGTCGTCTCGTCGAGCCAGGCGCGCAGGCCCATGGCGCGGGCGATGGCGTCTCCGGTCACGCTGGCCGAGCTGTCGGGCCAGATCAGCATCAGTTCGCGGCTGCCGAAGTCTGCGCGATAGGCCCGTGCCTCGGCATTGGTCGCGCCGATCGCGCGGGCATAGGCAAAGCCGCGCAGCTTTTTGGCCAGGATGGCCAGCTTGGTGGTGACCGCCTCGCTGTCCAGCCCCGGCGCACCCAGGATGCGCGGGCGATAGCCGGTCTGGGCCTCGGCCTTCAGCAGGGCCTGCATGCCGGTATAGGTTGCGCCGTCGGTCGCGCCGATCACGGCGGCATCCTGTGCCTGTGCATCCTCGCTCACGGCCACGCGCACGACGATGATGGTGGGGGTGACGATGTCGTCGATGGCGGTGAGCGCGGCCTTGAGTGTGCCGCCGCTGCCCGCCTTGCCCGCCGCCACGGCAGCCGAGGTGAACAGCACCGGGGTATCGAGCGGAAAGGCCGCGTCGATGGCGGCCTGATTCTCGGGGGCGATGGCGGTGGAGGTGCCGATCAGGCCGATGATGGCGCTCGACCGGGTGCTGATGGTGCGGGTGCCGGAGATCGATTCGGTAAGCGTGATGCCATGGGGCATGGCCAGTATCCTTCAGCGCGAGAACGAGGGGAGCGGAATGGTGAGGGTGAGCAGGCTGTTGGCGCGGCCTGCGGTGTCGACTTTGCCGGTGATGATCACGGCGAGGTTGCCCTGGGCCGGAGCGCCCGCGAGCGTGACCCTGGTGACGGTGAATTCCCGCTCCCACGTCTGGATCGCGAGGGCCGTGGCCGCGCGCAGCAGATGGGCGGTGGCGGCATTGGCGGGCTGGTCGATCAACTCGCGCCAGAGCGAGCCATAATCGAAGCGCATTTGCCGGGTGCCGATGGGGGTGCTCAGAATGTCACCGATCCGTTGCGCCAGATGCGCAGTGCCCGAGAGGGCCTTTCCGGTGGTGGCGTCCATTCCGTTCATGGCCAAAAGCCATGCCCCCCGCCACGCGCGGGGGCGAGGCGGGGGGCAGGTAGAGGGGCCGGTTACGGATGGGGCTTGGGCGCGCCGTTAGGGAGAGGCATCATCTCCGCATATTTTGCGGCGAATGAGGCGGGTACCTGCTGCCAGCCCGCAATGGCTACCACGAGTAATAGGAGCGTATCTTTGTGAAAAATTCCGTGAGATGCGGAAGTATCTTGTTTAGACCATCCAAATTCCCGCCGAAAAGGCCAGCTTTGAGTTCCGGCGAGGTGGAAGAAAGGCCTCGCAAATAGTCCATTCGCTGATTTATGCTCGTGCTCCCCTCGCGCCGCCATACGAAGCGCCCAGGCGGAACCCAGAACCAGAGACTCTTATCTTCCATCGCCGGCAGCCTTTGGTAACCAGATTCTGCCGCGATCAGGAACTCACTGTCGTCCCAGAGCGGGTCGGCCTCATTTGGCCCTACGACGATGTCTTTAGCTTCATTCACAAAAATCTTCGAGAAGTAGTCGCTATGCGGTGTGTGATGGTTTTCCAGCCCCTCAAGAATCTTCCAGTCGACGGTGTCGAGAGCCGCGAAAGGTAGAAGTGTCACGGCTGGCAGGCCTTGCTCGAACTTGGCTGGAATGGTCAGATGCATCAGGCGGGCTGCACGGTCATATGCATCTGCCCTTAGTAGCGATGCCGCGACACCCCACTGAAAACATAGTGACGCGCCGAGCAGTCGAAGCGATATGACCCAAGTGAAACCTGAGCCATCCATATCTCGGAATGTGATTGCCACGATCGCGCGGAGCATTGTGCGGAACGCTTCATCGGTGCCCCATCTCGCTCCGATCATCACGAGTCTGCGCAACCCTTCGGACTTGGCCACAATCCTTTTAACAAGATCATTGATCGAGGCGTTATCGGGAGCGCCTTGAAAAAATTCGTTGCTACGCACCCAGTCTGAAAAGCGGTAAACTTCGTGGGCCAAAAGGTCAGTCCATTCAGCCGAATATCGATCATCACGGCAAAGCTTTTTGCCTTCGGCAACAAGGAGCGCAATCGATTCCGGATGCAATCGATTCATGGTCGCAAGGGCTTCGACCTTGTTTGTCAACTGCATGAAAAAACTGTCAGCATCTGTGATGGGAATGAGCTTACCTGCTCGCAGCGTCAGGAGGTCGCTGCCGAGTTGCGATAGCGCACCACGTGAAGCCCAGTAAAATGGAAATCGTCGACTTGGAGTACGGGTGATCGCAGCGCGAAGTGCTGTGTCCCAATCGCCAGACCATCCTGCGATAATCAGGCCATATTCGTCGAGTACTCTGTCGACGAGAGTATCCATCGGAGGAGAGTAGGTTTCCAGCTCATCCTGCGTGTTTTTGATGCGTGCATCCATGTAGTCGCCGTGCAGTTTGATGATGGTGCAGCGAGAATGGACGAGCGGGGTAGCGCCAAGAATGGCGTCATCCGATCCGATTACGGTTGGCTCGATGCCGACGTCACGTAGAGCGTTTTCAAGCAAACGGTCGAAGTTGGTCGTTAGAATCACGCGAATTGAGCCGAGAGCCACAAGATTCGCTATAGCCCGATGAGCCGCCGTCGGTTGGCGCGGCTCCTCCCCATCTTGGGCCTCAATGTAGGCGTGGATGACGGACCGCCGTTCCGCCGGGGTAGCAGCGACAGCGTCTAGAATTTCGGAATAACTTGGCTCTTTCTTGTATGTCTCTCGATACCAGACTGCCCAATCTTGCTGATCCGAGACGCCCTGAACGCTGCCTAGCCGACGTATGAGATCAAGCGTGATTTCCCAACCGGTCGGCACGCCAGCTGATCGGGATATTCCGCTACCGAGCAGAAGGGCTTGCACTCCCGGAGAATGGTGGAGCGTCAGGGAAAGAGAATCGATTGGATCAATCTGGATCTTTGGCATGCCGCAACAGTAACGGTCTTGAGACATTGTTGGAATGAGCCTTGTTCAGAAGGCCCAGTCGTCCCCGAACAGGCGAACTTGATTTGATTGCCAGTCGGCAGCGCGACATCCCATTGCATCGATGTGAGCGTCGAAGGAAGAGAACGGATCGTCGATTTTTACCATGGCGGTTTTCAGGATCAGCGGGCAGCGAACTGAACGTCCACTTCTGGGGCGTATTGCGGCTAGACGGTTGGATGCTGACCGAGCAGCAGGTTTTGCACAAGCTGTCGTTGAAAGCACGACCTATGAGCGATGGATCTTGGTCGTGAGCTGCTCAATCTGGCGCGGTGGTGTGGGACGAGCCGGATTGCACGCGGCCATGGGTGTGCCCCTTGAGGCTCTTGCCGCCGCCGATCACGTCATCGCGGGCGGTCAGGGTGCCTTCGATGGTCACGTCGCCGCGAATGGTCAGGCCGCCGGGCGCTTCGATCAGGGCACTGGCGCCATCGGGGAGCAGGGCGGTGAGGGCGTGGGTGACGGGATCGTAGCCGATCCGCGCGCCGTCTTCGTATTCGGTCAGTTCGGCCAGGGTGTCGCCGGGCGGGGGCGCGGTGTCGTTGTTGAGACCTAGCAGGGCCACGCCATTGCCGATCTGGCCATCGGGGCACAGCAGCACGGCTTCCTCGCCCAGGCTGGGGGGCGACCAGTGGCGGGTCTTGCCCGCGCGCAGGGCCAGCCAGCGGATCGGCGGGGTTTCGCAATCCTCGTCGGCCTCTGGGTCGCCATAGCGCACGACGCAGCGCGGCGGTGACAGGGTCACCGCCGTTATCGTGCCGAGCCGGATCAGGGTGGAGGGATCGGCGGGGATGTCCTCGCCCTCGGCCATCGTTTCGTTGATCATGGGGCCGGAACGGCCACGCCCTGGGCGATCAGGGCGAGGGCGTCCTGATGCATTTGGGCGAGGCGGGCGCTGTTGGCGGTGCAGAGGTCGAAGTCGGCGCGGGGGAGGGCAACCAGGGCGGCAGTGTCACCGGATCGGTCATCGAGCGGGGCAGGGTGATCGGCTCCGGGCAGAGCGGGGTTTGCGGGGCCACGCGCAGGGCAGGCGTCGTGCAGGCTGTGAGCAGCAGCCCAGGCAGCGCCAGCAGCGCGCCCTTGCGCATAATATCGGGAAGCTTGGGCATCGGAGATCTCCGCGATCCGGGCCGAGACGGCGGCGGGATGGTGGTTGGCGGCGGCCTGACCGGCGCGGGCCTGTGCCTGGGCGGCGGTGACGCGGGCGAGATCGGCCTGCGCCGTGGCAAGGTGGTCCCGCAAGCCGTCGCGGGCGATCACCGGCAGGCGCAGGCCCGCGATCGACAGCGTCCAGTGCAGCCCCTCGATCCGCAACGTCTGCCAGCCCAGCGCCAGGGCAAGGATCGCCAGCACGGCGGGCGAGCGGATCGCGGCCGACAGGCGGCCAAGCCCTGCGTCGAGGACAGGGGCGATGCGGGCCAGAGCCGAGGCGGCGAGTGCGGGCACGATCATGGCGTGGTCCTGTCGCGCGGGCCTTCCTGAGGCAGCCAGCGCGCGATGGTGGGCAGGGCAAAGGCCACAAAGCCGCACAGGATCGAGGCGAGCGGGCGCCAGCCTTCGGGCAGCATGGCGGTAAGGCGGGGGAGCACGGTGGGATCGCTGACCAGCCAGGCCACCAGAAAGCCCGCAAGCGCGGCGAGGCGCACGCACCAGTAGCGTTGCAGCACGCGCAGTTCGGCAAGCAGGGTCTTCATCCCGCCATCCTTTCCGCGAGCTTTTCGTCATAGCGGTTCGCGCGGTAGCCGGGCCCGTTGTAGGCGGCGGCAAAGGCGCGACATGTGGCCGGGTTGCTGGTGAGCGCGGCCAGCGCGGGCTTGAGCCGGAAATGCTCGATATAGCGGGCGAGCATGTCGAGGTGGGCGGCCTCGCTGGCGACGCAGGCCAGGGCCATGGCGAACGGGCTGGCATAGCCCAGCGCATCCCACCACTCGCCCATGATCTGGAACGCGCCCCAACTGGTGGCCATGAACGCGGCATCGACTTCGCCGGTGGCGATCGCGGCGGAGAGCTTGTCCCAGTTGTCGTTGATGCCGTTGCCGTCCGCGTCGAGCGAATAGCCCCCGGCGGCGGACTGGCTGAACGCGCTGGGCGAGAAGCGCCCGCCGGTGAAGCGGTGGAACTTGTGCCGCTCGAACAGGCGCTTGGGGCGACCATCGCTATCGAAGCCGCGCCCTGCCGATTCCACCGCGCGCACCGCGTCGAGTTGGCGAGGGGAGCAGCCCAGGCGCCTGGCCGTCGCGGCGATGTCGGCGGCGGTGATGAGCGGCGCGCTGCGGTTGGCAAAGGCCGCGAGCAGGGCCGCCTTGGACTTCTCGCCCCAGACGCCATCGGGCCGGGCGCCGATCAGGCCTTGCAGTTCGATGATGGTCACGAGCGTTCCTTTCGGTGAAGGAGCGCCTGAACCGTGGGCGTCTCGTAGATTCGGATCGCGGTCCAGACGATGGTGAGCACGGAGGCAAGAGCAGGCAGCACGCTGATCAGGCTCCCGAGCAAGGCGATGATGGAGGTGGCGTCGAGCGCGTGCTTCAGGCCATCGGGCAAGGCGTCGAATGCGGTCTTCACGGGGGGTGTCCTGACTGGCTGAAGCCGGAAAAGCAGGGCGGGCTGGGCAATATGGAGCCGTGGTAACCGCAGATCGCGCGCGTGTGGCGCCCGCGCCCCGGTAATGCGCGGGCTTACGCTGCGGGGGCGCGGGCTTGAATCGGCGCGGGGATGAAGGGCCGCCCCTAGCAGACCACGATGGTCTGGCGTCGGCGGGTGGCCGGGGCGGCGATGGACTGGAGGACTTCGATGGCGAAGCTGCCGATCAGGGCCGGGGTTTGTGCGCTGCCGGTGGTGAGCGCGGTGGCGGTGAGGCTGGCGAGCTGGGCTTGCGGGCTGCCCGTGTTGAGCGCGGCGGCGGTGAAGCTGGCCACGCGGGCGCTGGCCGGGCCCGTGGTCAGGGCCCCGGCGGCCAGACTGGCAACCACATATTCGTCGGCCATCAGACGGTGACCTTGGGCCCCGCGCGCAGGGCGTTGACCGCTGCGCCCGTCCAGGCCGCGCCCGTTGCCGGGTCGAGGGGCAGGATGCGCGAGACCGGGGTGAAGCTGGCGGCAAGGTAGAGGTTCGGGCCATCGTCGACCGTGCCGCCCGAGACCGCCTGAAGCGCCAGCGCGCGGGTGGCCGCGTCGGTCTTGCGGGCGAGCGCGATGAGCTGGATCGCGTCGATCGTGGCCGGGGGTGATGCCAGATCGGACAGTTCATACGTGTCGGTGGCGCCCGGCGCCGAGGCGGTCACATAGTCGGTGGTGTCGGGCACGGCCTCATCGAGGCAGGCGTAGTTGTCGGTGCCGGTCGACGGGGTGAAGGCTTTTGCCACGTCGGCGGTGGGGGTGAGCACGGTGATCTTGCGCTCGCCCAGGCGCGC